GATCCGGATCACAAGATCTGGAATGAATACGCACCCGACATGTACCAGAAAAGGGAGAGATAAAATGGTCGGAAAACTTACACCTGACAATATGATTTCAGCCAGCCGGATCCCGGCACTGATGGGCCTGTCACCCTACACCACGCCGAATGAGCTGCTGGCAGAGGTCACCGGCGCTGTTACATCCAGCTTTAATGGAAACGAAGCCACAAGCTGGGGTGACCGCCTTGAGCCGGTCATTCTGGATCAGGCGGCACAGCGCCTTGGCCTTCGCAATCATGAGGTCAATATCGACAAGCCTTACTTTCACGACAGCTTACAGCTTGCCGCAAGCCTCGATGGTCTGGGCGTTGGCAATGGCACCATCAAGACTGATGCCGCTGCCGGTATCTACTGCGTCAACGCGGAAGAGATCGACATCAGCACTATCGGAGTGATGGAAGCTAAACTCACATCAGCCCGGCCAGAAGATCAGCCGCCGCCACATCGTGGACCGTGGCAATTACAAGGGCAAATGATGTGCGGCGGTTTCAAATGGGGATGCATTGCCACCCTGTATCAGGGCATTGAGCTGCGGATCTTCGTCTACCAGGCAGATGCTCACATACAACGCCGCATCGCAGAGGCCGTGGAAGACTTCGAGTACAAGCGCAAGAGCGGTGAAAAGTATCCGGTGCTGTCTTCTGATGATGGCAATTTTGCGTATGCTGATGCTGATCCTGATGTTGAGCCGCTGGATCTGGATACGATCCAAGGCGCCCAGCGCTTGGCCTTCGACCTGTCTGAAGCCAAGGATAGGAAGCGCCAGGCCGAATGGGACATAGACCAGATCGAGGCATCGCTTAAAGAGATTATGGGTGACAATACCGAAGCCACAACCGTGATAGGTACCACAAGATATATCATCAAGTGGCCTATGCGGAAGACACGCGCCCAACCGGAGAAGGTAGTCCCTGCCAAGCCTGAGAGTATCTCGCGGCAAAAAACACTAAGCCTCAAAATGATTGATGAGAGCTAGGGTGAGGGGGCTTCGGCCCCCTTACTTTTTAGGGGCTTGCTTGAAGCTCTCCACGACACCGCCGCCAAAGTAGAAGCCCAGAATAATCAGCATTGCATAGTTAATGCTGAACTGCTCCATCACCTTGGTCACCGCATCCGGATCTCCGTGGCCGGTGATCGTCATCGTCAGCACGATCACATAACTGCCAAGGAAGGTGCCACCAAACATCAGCGCCAGATATCTCTGGGCCAATTTGAATGGCGCGTATGCGTTCATGAGATCTATTTTCGCCTTGCTCTTCGCGGCGATCTCTTCTTCAGTGCTGGTATGCATATCATCAATCAGAGATAAGCCCTGTTTGATGACGTCACCGCTGCCAAGTATCTTGCCTAATATTCCAATCATGTCAGTCCTGCCATTCACCTGTATCCATTTGTCGGCTGAGTTCGATAGCGCGCCGTCCCACCATATCACTCCACCTGCTGTCCAGCATCTCTATGGATGCTTCAGAATAGTCACCTTCCTCAATGAGCTGATGCGTCTTCTTGAACTTAGAAAAACCACCGGCGCCCATATTGAAGATCATATTCAGGATCACCGCCTTGCGCGGATCATTCAGCTTGTCGTACCAACTGTATTGGCGCGCCTGATCGATCACTTTCTGTAAATCATTCATCAGTAAAAACTCTGCCTCACGTTCGCTAATACCAACATCGTCCAAGTTGCGGCCAACGCCTATGGTGAGCTTCCCGGCACTGCAACGATAAGGTTCCAGCTTCACGCCCTCATGCCTTTTGACCTGCTGTATCAGCTTCTCACTTGCGTCTAGCATTTATGACCTCCAGCGTTTTAGCCCAGCTATCAATCTCAATATCCGGGTCTTCAAAGCGCTTGGGCGTAGCACGTTTTGTATACTGTTGTATAGCTTCAACCGGGAAGAATAATACTCTCCGGGCCGGTATTGCCACAAGCGCCATAACATCGTAATCATCCCTCGATGGTAGTTTCTTTTTAGTAGATCCACAACCCAGTTGAAAATGGTAGCCAGCCGCATGTCCATTGTTATGCCTTATGTTTGAACCCTTGACCTGAACGCGCAGGAACTGATCTTCGCTCCAAGCCACAAGGTCAACCCTATCCTGCTGGGCCATCGACACGCGCCATCCCAGCTCCAGTATTGCGGCAGCGGCTATATATTCTGCCGCCAGTCCAGTGGTGGTTTCTGTGATCACCTACTAGATTATACCTCTGTTTTTTAACCCGGCATATACTACCACAGCGAAAAACCCAATGCCAATAATGCAAGCTATCGACAGCACAAGGATCTCGATGAACTTCTGACGGCGTTCGCGCTGGCGGTAGAGTGTCTCAGCTCTTTGAGTTCTGATCTGCCCCTCCATCCGGATCAGCTCATCCCACGCAGACTGGCCCATCGTGTACTGGATGTATGTCTTCAGCTCATCGCGCTGTTGCTGGGCTTTCCGCTTTGCGGCAAACGCCTCAAGAGCTTGTGCCTCAATGGACTGCCCGGCAAACAGCTTCTTGAAGATGGGAGGGTTCTTCGCTTCCTTCTCAGCTTGCTCTATGTCCGATATCGCGCTCATCCAGCGGCTGAGATCGCTGACCATACTCTCGATATCGCGGCCAATGGCAAAGCCCTTCTTGAGGGCTGAGAACGCCGCTGAAGCGGTTGCCATTGCTGTTACCGGGTCCATCAGTACACCTTCGTTGTTGCTGGGTCCACTATATCAGGAACGCAGTAAACCGTCACCCTGTCCCGGGCATCGAGCCAGTCCCGGTGGACATAGTTGCCATACCGCCGCGCCAGTTCCTTCGCAAAAAAGTTGCATTCGATGACAGAATAAAAACGGAGATTGGTCTTAACCTCTCTCCGCTCATCGCCTGTTCCCAGATACATCATCAGCAGGAATACAGTAGTCAATGCTTCACAACTAGTACCATAATATCTTTAATGACCTGTTTATGACGTCACGCCCATCATTTGTGCCACATCAAATGCAGTGCATGTGGCATTCCAGCCCCGGATCTCACCTTGTGCCTGGCGCCGGTTCATTGCCTCGAAGAAGCGCACCTTGTCCGGGCATACTTGAACAACATCACTGGTCACCTCAAAATCACCGGCAGGTGTTATCGTGATAATGAGGAAGACCAGCACCTTCATTTGTTTTCTCTTAGAATGGCCCAGATGCGTAAGCCAACAAGAACGATAGACAAGCTCACCAGCACCAGCCCCAGCCACAGATTGAGAGGCTCAAGCCATATCGGTGCGGTGATGCCTATTGATGCAAGCGGTATGTCCACGTTCTGTTTCATTGCTACCACCCTGCTGGTGTGCCGCCGACAATCGGAGGATTGATTTGCGCTTCCATCTGTGCGTCAAGCATCGCCTCAAGCTCGTCCTCAGTCTTATCGAGAGATGCCAGCACCCAGCCTTTTACTTGCTCTTGCGTCAGGTCATCGAAGGCCGTGAAGCTGTCAGCACTTGCATCGCCGACAGAGGCAGTGCCGTATGCTGTTGCTGAGATAGGTGAGCCTTCATCGTTTACCGCTGTTGCGTGAACCTTAGAGGCACGCCAGTGTACGGTTTTGACTACCTGAGATAAATCACCCTCAGATGGTGCGTAGTCGAGTTGTGGGAAAGTCCATTGAATTGCCATAGTTTACTCCTGTTCTGCGAGATGCGCGGCATACGCATCAATCACGTCTTGTGTGTGTACAGCCGCACAAATGCCCTGCACCTTGCTGTCTTCGCCGCTGTAATCATCGCCAGCGGCAATGACGTGGCGGTGAAAAGAACGGCTAATCTCAACGCCATCACGCTTGATAACGGTGGCGGTGCGAACCTGAACGTGGTTGTAGTCACCTACCACTTCAATCTTATCGACTACGCTTTCTTCTGTTAGTGCCATTTTTATCTCCTTTGGCTATGGACTGTCTGCCGCCACATCCAGTGACGGTAGGGGTTATGATGTTCTGTAGGAATATTGAAATCTAACATCAGTGTTGGCGGTCATATCACTAAATGGAACTGCTAAGTGACTACTAGTAGAACCAGAGTCCCTTATCAAACCTAAAGTTGTGGCATTAGGGTCAGCCTGAATAGATGTTTGGCGGCGGTCAGCGGCCAGTTGGTCTAGCATCACATGACTATTTCCCCGCATCGCCTCAGTGTTTTCAACCGAAAACGGTAATCCGCTAACTTTGGCATCTCCTGACCCCCCAGAAACAGAACTTAACGTTATGCGGCACCAAACCGTCACCAACCCTCCAACTTTTATATATTTCCCTACTTGACTGCTGTACCCGATTGTAGCACCTCCACCTGTTGCTGTAAGCGCTGGCGTCCACGTCCCTTCCTCATAATCATCCAGCAGATTGCTTGAGCCAGTGCCGCCTAGATACACGCCGCCGGAGAGGTAGAGGTCTTTGAAATTAACACCAGATGTACCTAAATCAATCGCGCTGCCACGACTAACACCAGTTGACATATTCCAGCCAACAACTGCATCGCCGAGGTCATTAAAGAATAAGGCAGTGTCATTAGTGCCTATAGCAATACGTCCACTTGCTGTGGAAATCGCCCCGACCGTTGTGCCGTCTTTCTTGAATAAAACAATATCGCCATCCGTTGTATTGCGATTAAAAGCCGCCGCAATATCGCCATCAACCCCGACCAGAACCCTGCCATCGCTTCTTAGCGCAACGCCAGCATCTTGTCCCACGTTATGTGGATTTACGCCAGTGGTCCCCACCAGCAGATTGCCCGAACTGTCCAGTCTTAAACGCTCAGAAGCTGTGCCACTATCATTTTCAAGGCTGATAGTGTAATTGCCGCCATCAACCATCGTTAAATATGTTTTTTGGTTTGCTGACGCACCAGTGTCAACCATATGGAAGCGAGCGTCTGTTGAGCCTTCAACATTCAGTCTTGCACCACCACTGTCATCATTGACCATTAGGTGAGTGCCACCTTTACTCAGACCATTTACAGTCGATGGGGCCGCAGTTCCGATGCCCACCGAGCCGCCCGATGTGATGACAAAACGCTTATTTCCAATGTCGTTCGCAAAACTTTGACCGATAGCAAAGTTATCAGAACTGTCAATGCCGACAGTATAATACGTTGCGTCATTCCGATAGCGTGTTACGGCTTCGGTGTCTGTTCCGTCCTGAGCCGTAATATCAACAATCGCGTTATCTGTGCCATCCTGACTAAAGCGAGCAATTCGTCCATCAGTGTTGCTGTTGCCGTTAACGTGAATTTTGTAATTGCTGTCTGGCGATGTAGTCCCCAGCCCTAATGCCTGTGTGGAGGCGTCCCAGTAAAAGCCTTGTGTTACGCCACTACTGTCATACAGCGACACATCATTAGTGCCGCCATTAATAAACAAACTATTGCGAGTTGATGTTGCGTCATTCGTCTGAATGAAAAAGTACGAAGACGAATCAGAAGTGTTTCTTCGCGGTGCGTAAATTCTTGATTCTGCGTTTTGCGTACCAGCGTGGCTTACGAAGTCTAAGGAAACATTCCCCCCAGTCAACTGCAAGGTTGGATTGCTTGCATCAACAGTCAGCCCATCAGCCGTCACCGTGCCTGTTACGTCAATGCCGCCAGATGTGGTGGCGAGATGAACAGTGCCGTCAGCAGGGTGATATATTTTTACATCACTAGTTTTGTTCCCCTGAATGAAATGACCGCCAGCGTCATCCTGCAAGCGCAAGTCATTTGCTCTAATGAATAAATTACCAGTTCCGGTATCCTCTATGTATGATGCTGTTCCTGAATGGTATACACTTAAATCACTGCCAGCACCGAAGATGGCCTTGTCTCCGTCCCCGAAGGTGATGTCGTTGCCGTTGGTGTCAAGGTTGCCGCCGAGTTGTGGGGTGGTGTCGGCCACAAGGTCAGGCGATACAGCCACCCACGCAGAACCAGTGTAGACATACATCTGATTGTCGGTGGTATCAAAATACAGATCACCCTCATCGAGGCTAGTGGCCGGAGCAGATGAAGCAATGCGGTAGCGCACAGCAAAGGTGTTTACGTCAGCAATGCTTCCTGCCACCGTATTAACGTCAGCTATGTTAGACGCAACAGTGGTCACATTTGCATTGTTTCCGGCAACAGTTGTGACGTTGCTGGATATGCCAGCCACTGTATTCACGTTGCTGATGTTTGTTGCAACAGTACCAATATCAGTGCCATCAGCCGCAACTGTAGTCACGTCAGCGGAGATCCCTGCTACT